GCCGACATGGATTTTGATTACAAGTGTGCCGAGGCACTCGTGAAGGCAAAGAGAGAGAAACTCCTGACCCTCAGGACAGAGGTGGATGCCCTCCGGACGCTCAATGCGAACGTCAGGGCTCAGGTGTGAACGGAATCCACGAATCCTTGGCATCGCTGGCAATGCCCATTGGAAGTCTCGTGCCCCTCAAGGACAATCCGAGGCGCGGCGACGTGGATGCAATCGCCGCCTCGTACAGAGAATTCGGCCAAGTCAAACCAATCGTTGTCACAGAAAATGGCGATGGGAGGTACCTAATTATTGCGGGGAATCACCAGTACGAGGCGGCGAAGCGTCTCGGGTGGGATTCCATCGCCTGTACGGTGCTCGATGCAGACAAAAAGAAAGCGACTGCCTTTGCGTACGCCGACAACCGGACGGCGGACCTCGGCGGGTACGACGAAGATTTGCTCGTACAAATGATCGGCGAGGTTGGTAGCGAGTACTCCGAACTCATGAACAATCTCGGAATAGATGAGTTCGACATGGCCACCATCGAGAACTCGGTCTCAAATGCCGAAAGCGAAATACTCACATCAAACGAATTCCTCCCCCCGGTGCTCGTTGAGACGCAGGATCAGTCGACTCCGCTGGTCGTGCCCAAAGGCGACGAAATGAACGTGGCGGCGCTCGGAAGCACGGCGATACCGGGCACGAAGAAACCTCAGGCGGTCGTGCAGTACACGATTGTTTTTGACAGAGTGGAACAGCAGAGCAGGTGGTACGACTTCATAAAGTGGCTTCGCTCAAACCCGGAAATTGGGGGCAACACGACTGCAGAAAAATTGATGTGCTACCTGGAAAAGAACATTGACTTCTAATGCCGCGCCAACGGTTGTTCCTTGATGTCTCCTGCGTTGATGCCGCCAGGGCACGGATTCGCCATGTGTACGACACATTTGACACCGTGTGCGTCCAGTTCTCTGGCGGAAAAGACTCGACGGCGATTCTGCACCTGGCGAAGGAAGTCCACGAGGAGCGTGGGCTTGGACCAGTAAAGGTGATTTTCCGCGACGAGGAAATGGTCAGCCCGATGGTGGTGGACTATGTAATGAAAGTTCGCAACTACCCGTGGGTTGACATGGAGTGGTACTGCTTGCCGTACGGGGCAGAAATATGGATTCTCGGGCGCCGCGAGACGGCCCTGCTGTGGAGTGGGAAAAGACAACGAGAAGGTCGTCTCGTCAGGCCGATGCCGAACTTCGCAATCAACGCAATGCACTTCGGACTGGATCACGACAGGCCACTGAGAGAAACAATCGATTACTACACGATGCAGGGGAAGAGGGGTCGTACGGCATTCATTACGGGGGTGAGGGCGAACGAGTCAATGATTCGCTACCGATCCTGCGTGCAAAAAATCCACGAGAATTACATCGTCACCCCGTTCGGCGTCAAGCGTGGTCTCCCACTCAAGTTCGCAAAAGTCATTTACGACTGGCAGACGAACGATGTGTTCAAGTTCATCACCGACTCCGGGGGGGAATACTCGGAGTATTACGATGCCGCCGAAATGACTGGCTCAAACACGAGGGTCGGCATTCCGCTCCACTCAATAGCGATACGCAGACTTGGCGATGTGGTGGCAACCGAGCCAGAGTTCTACGATCAATTGGTGCGAGTATTCCCGAGAATTGATGCCCAAAGGAGGCTCGGCAAGGACTTTGATTCAGATGCAATCGTCGAGACATACTCCCATGATGGACTCAATGGGGTCAGCCAATTCATATCGGACTTCATGATTGGGACAACAATGCAATCCGCCGCTCGCCGATACGTGTCCACGTTCAAAAAGAAAATGGCTCTGGATCCGGTTTCGTACCCGATACATTGGCTGGTGCGAACGCTTCTGCTCAACTCGATACATGTCACCTCTGCAAACCCAGCGGGTCCAGGCACCAAGACGGGGAGAATCATCAAGGATGCAGGAGTAACCAATGAATGACACAACGCACGCAAAACCGAGCAGTCTGTCATTCGCACCGTGGCGAACGACCTACATGCTCTCGCCAGACTTGGCGGTGCTGGCGCGCTCAATGAACAGGCACGGAATACTGTCGCCGATAATTGTGAGAGAAGCAGGACTGACGATTATTGATGGTCACGAACGATGCCTGTTGGCAATGAACAACCAGGCAGTACGCGAGGCAATTGGGGAGACCGTTCCCATCATTGTTGTCCAGTGCACCGAGGCGGAGGCAATGATTCTCCATGTCCAACTCAACAGGGGCAGGGGTTCTGTCGTATCCAAGAAACTTTCCTCCCTTGTCAGAAGGCTCCTACTTTCGGGTGCGACAACAGAAGATTTCCTTTGCGAAGCCCTCAACCTGACGATGGACGAGTTTGAGCTCCTGCTTGATGGGACGATTGTCAAGCATCGTGCAATCAGGGAACATCTCTATTCGCGAGCATGGGTGCCCGTTGAGTCGGCCACGAAGGTCAATGAGCCTGCCATAGAAATGCCACCGAACGACGACAGATAGCAGACAAGTGATAACATTAAACTTGCTATATCTTTTCATTCGGAGGATTCATGCCCCAAGCATTAGTGCCAAATGTAGGCGACGAGGACATCAGCATACCGAGGAGGATAGGTCGCGTTCTCGGGTATGCCCTCGGCAGAACCAGAGAGCGCAACCCCGGTCGGGTGCTTGAGTATGCCCGCAGACAAACACGCGAGGCAATAAACCAACGAAGAAGGGCAAGGGCACGTAGGGCCGCGGCTCTCGGCAGGTGACCGCCAATGGCACTCGTTACGGCGGCGGAGCTGAAGACCTACATGGACATCAGCCTGACCAACAGGCAGATGGACGCGGCCGACCTGGTGCTTGCTGGTTTGCAGAGCGAATTGGAGATGTTCCTTCGTCGTCCAGTCGAGGCGCAGAGTCGCACGGAGATCTATCGAATTCCGAGCACGCACACCGGGATACCCATGTCGTCATTCTTCGTGAATGCAAATCCCACCGGGGAATCCTTTTACGGAAACCCCGTGAACAATTCAACGTACCTCAATCCGCCGACCAGCATCTATCTGCTCAACACCCCCGTGATCAGCATTTCTCAGGTCAAGCACAAGCCACTGAACGGAACAGAGGTGACGCTGGTCGCCGATATTGATTACATCAAGAGGGGCTTCGGTGTCGATGTGTTCAGTGCGTACGCCGACGACACGGTGACGGTCACCTACGTCGGCGGCCTTGACGGCCAGAACATTTCCGTGTTCAAACTGATGATTCTGAGGGCGGCAACCCGGGAGATGCAGAACATGCACGACGATGTCGTCGGCGTGAAGGATTTGGAGACAAGGAATGTTGCCCCGCTGGAAACTGGATTCTTGGAATCTGAACTGATGGCGCTCAAGCGTTACCGAAAGAATCGGATAGCAGGATGAGCGAACTGCGTACCAAGGTCGATGCCCAAAAGGCGATTCTCTGCCTAAGAATGATGAAAAAGCGGGCGAACGACATGCGCCCGGTTCTGTGGAAATCAAAACAGTGGCTTCGTCTTGCCAACGAGGAGAATTTTCGGCGATCCGGCCTGCCCTCTGGGGGTTGGTTGCCACTTGACCGAGAGTACAAAAACTGGAAAAGAATTCACAATCCGCGCGCACCGCAGATGGTGATGACTGGTCGCTTGTTCACAAGTCTGACAACGCTCGCAGGTTATCCCAATCGGATAGATCTCATGGATGCTGTCTTTGGAACGAAAGTTGAGTATGCGAAATTCCATCAGTACGGAACATCCAGGATGCCAAAACGCAAAATCGTGTACGAGCCCGTCGGCTTCGCACACCGATTGGGTCAGGTGGCCGCCGTTTATGTTTGCCATGGAAACACCGCCGCCGTCAGAGAGGCGTTGCCGTGACCGACTACTTGATGCATGGGCCGCAGTTCGCCAAGGAGTACGTCAATGCATACCTGAAAACGGAACTCCCCAAGCGACTCATTCGTTATCGGAATGGCTGGCGAGTGAGCAGCACGGAAATGCCCGATCCCGAGGACTACTTCACCTACGAACCGCTCGCCATGGATCACTGGCCGACGATTATCACCGTCGTCATATCCACGAACTCATTCGAGCAAATCGGCTGGGACGGGTCGCACCCTCTCTACCGAGTTACCTACTCCATGAGAACATACGTCTGGGCGAGGACCGAGGGTTCCGAGGAGACGACGACCATGCGGGATCGAATGACCGTCGTTGTGAGATCGGCACTCCTTGATGGACCATGCCTTGAGGCGACGGATCCTCGGAAAACATTCAGGGTCCAGATTGATCAGACGAGCATCAGGGAGGAGTTTTCCGACCTAACCCTCCTGAAAGGCGACAGGGTGCTTGCCGGTTCGTATGTCTCGTACAACCTACAAATTGACGAGATAGTCCACAGGGAGGACATAGGCACGGTGGAAGAAATAACCATTGCATACCAAAGCGCCACCCTGAGCCAGAACTTCAGCGAGGATGGCTATACCAATGAAATCGTTGTCCCATAGTTTAGTATTTTAGTATGTTTAAGTTCTTGTCACGACGAGATGAAAACCCCGGCTTTGCCGATGCCGTCCTGCTGACGAACAAATCCCAACATTGGCTGTGCCTCACCGAAGCAGGCCATCGAGCACCCCCGTTGAGCCATGTCGCCATGGATTCTGCCTCCGTGAATGCCTCAAACTTGATTGATAAACACGTCCGGGACGGGAACCTGATTGTGACCAGCTTGTCGGACACCCCCCCGCGCCCAAGGTCAAGAAAGAAGAAGAAACAGGACATTTCAGAGATGGTGGGGGATATCACGGATGAATCGGCGACCACCCCCGAGACGATTGAGGCATTAAATGATATTTTAGTTGCCCAAGCAGAACCAGAAAATTGGGTATCATCTAATGAGAGCATAGTCGGGCTTCCGACGACGGATGAATTTTAGCGAGGTACCATGCCAGGCGTAATCATTTCTACTTCTGTTCGCACCGGTCCTTCGGTGCCCCTGTTCAACGAAGCCTCACAGGCATTTTTCGTCGGCTTGGCCGAACGTGGCCCGACAGGCGAGGCAATTCGCGTCTCCAGCCTCGAGGAATTTGAAAACACCTACGGCGGATTCGCCTCGTACAGCCTTCTCCACCCGACGATTGAGTGCTTCTTTGAGGAAGGCGGCACTCAGTGTTACGTCGGCAGGGTCGTCGGCGGAGCCGCAGATGTTGGTTCGCTCGAACTTGACGATGCCGATGGCAATGCGACAATCGTTCTGACGGCCAACGGTCCCGGTGATTGGAGCACGGATGTTTCCGCTCAGGTCGTGTCTGGCACGATTGCCGGAACTTTCGCCATCAAAATTTTCTTCGATGGCGAACAAATTGCCACGACCGGCAATTGCACTTCGCGCGAGATTGCGGTCGGCAAGATAAACCTCCATGCCGAAGCAAGCAAGTACATCACCGCGGAGCTCGGAGCAGACACCAGCAACCCGGCCGTGATGGCAAACCCCTCCAATCTCAGTGCCGGAGACGACGATCGCGCGGCGGTTGTGGATGCCGACTACGCCACGGCACTAGAACTGTTCAATGATGCACTCGGTACTGGCGCAGTTTCGTGCCCAGAGTCGTCCTCTGCGACGGTTTACTCTGCCCTGATTGCCCATGCGAATGAGTACAACAGGATCGCCATTCTGCACGGCGAATCAAACGCGACCATATCCTCAATAAAGTCCTTTGCCCAGACTGCGATTGCCGACGGGCAAAACCTTGAGCATGCGGCGCTGTACTACCCATGGGTGTTTGCACCGACCGCGGTCAACGGCGTCAACCGCATGCTCCCGCCGGACGGCTACGTTGCGGCGAAGCGATCCGCAATTGTGAACAGCAACGGCTCGCACATCCCGTACGCTGGCACGAATTCGCAGGCATCCTTCGTCAATGGCGTCGTCACGGACATTGACCGAGCGAACGGGAATGCGCTCGATGACGAGTGCATCAATGCAATTCGGATCATCAGCAACACCGTCCGAATCTACGGTGCAAGATCGCTGTCTCAGGACACCACGAACTTCAGGTACATCACCTCGCAGGACACCGTCAACTCAATCGTCACGGATTCATACCGAGCCATCGAACCGCTCGTGTTCACGGCGATTGATGGTCGCGGCATGGTGTTCGCGGCCGTAGAAGCGAGACTCATCTCGGTCCTTGAGGCATACAGGCTCTCGGGAGCACTTTTTGAGGCGTTCGCCAACAACGGGGAAAGAATTGATTACGGATACACCGTGCGTTGTGATGCTAGACTGAATCCATCGGATGATCTCGCCGACGGCAGGGTGAAAGCCAAGGTGGGCGTGAGAGTCTCGAGCATCGGCGATCGAATAGAGGTTGAGATAATTAAGTCCAGCCTGACAGCATCGGTAACCGCATAACGGAGGAAAAATGGCAAAGATAGCGCAACGCCAAGTACTGGCCTATATCACGCCCACCAAGGACGGCAACACAAGCTTCACGATTGGCGGCAAAACTGAGACACCGCCGGCATTCACTGTCGGTGGTCAGGTCAATTTCCAGTTCGCCCAGGTCTCGGGAGGGGAAATTACTGCCTCCGTGGAGAAGATTTACGAGGGTGGCAAGTCCAAGCCGACGGTGCTGTGCGCCCCCTCCGAAATCGGCGACATCACCCTCACGGCCCACTACGATGACGACCTTACCACCAATGGCATCGGCGCCGCCATTCGCAAGGCAAGGCAGTTCGTCGGTGTTGGTTTCTACGACATCACGATTCAAACATACAATTGCGGTCTCACCAGTGCCTCCAACGACCGCCAGTACCCGAGAGCCCTCCTCGTCGGACTCACCGAGCCGGATGGCGATTCGTCTTCCGGGGCTCCAAGCACATTCGCCCTCACCTTCTCGGTGAGCGATGTGAACCCGCCGTCGAACCAGACTGCCACCACGTCCACGACGCGAGCGTAACCAACCCCGGGGCGGGGAGACCCATCGGGATTGCCGACCAAGTCGAATCTGGTGTAGTTGCACTACGGCGATTACATTGCTGCTAATTTTCCCTCGTCACCAAATTCCCCGAAAGGAATACCATGGCCGAACAACTATATTCTGGCGAGCTCGCCGACGAAGCAAAGTCAAAGGAAAACAGGGCAGTCGCTCGGGCGCCACAGCCAGAGAAGCAGGAAACACTTCTCGAGAAACTGTCTGCGACCATCGCAGAGAAGGTAAGCCGAAAGGATATCTTCATCAATGTCCCGGAACGTCCGCGCGTGACGCTCAGAATCAGCCCCAACATCACGCAGGCGCAGGTGCGCAAGTGGCGCAAAGAGGCGGGCGAGGACACCAAGAACGGCATGGATGCGACCAAGTTTGCCACTTTCGTGATTGGTCACACCACGCAGGGCATCGTGTTCAGCGATGAAGAAGTCTTCGATGACAACGGCTTCGCACTCAACTTCGCCCACGACCAAATTCTCAACATGACCAAAACGACACGACCGGTTCCGGATGCTGTTCGCGCCTTCTTCGGACTCGATCCGCACGTGGAGGCAGCGGCTCTGGCAATCCTTGATGCGGCTGGGTTCGGCGACACGATTGAGCCTGCCGAGGACCCTACGAAGAAGTCTTCGACGAACTAATCGAAGAACCAATAATCAAATCGGTCGCAAGACTCGGCGAATTGTGGGGCACCGACCCCATTCGCCTGCTCGACTGCACGGATGAAGAGTGGGTCATCCGTATGGCATGTGCTAAAGTAATAGAGCAGGATCGAGCTGCCGCCGAGAAGGAAATGCGCAAGTAATGGCTTTCTGATCCGGCCCATGCACCACCCGGAGTAATCATGCCCGACGAGCGCGTCGTAATACATATAGAGGTCAATTCCGACGACAGAGCCATTGACCGCACGCGACGCAGGTTGGAGCGCCTCGCCGGGGCGCGTTCCAGAGACAGCAGGGCAAGAAGGAGGGCGGACAGAGAAGAGGGTCTCGCCTCTCGCGCGAGCAGCAGGGCGCTCCGTCGCGGGACGGATGAATTCAACAAGGTGAGTCGCGGATACAAGAAGCGCTTTGACTCCTTTGACAAAATGATCAAAGGCATGGGCATGGGACTTCAGAAGTTCCTTACCCTGTCCTTCAAGGGCGTCATTCTTGAGATGGCCGCAATGGGCGCGGCAATGGTGGCGATTCACCTCCTTTTCGCCGCAGGTACTCTCCTCATGAAGGCATACCGAGGCATGATGAAAATGGTCGCAAGCGGCATGGCGGGCGTCGCCATTGCCGCCGCGACGGTGGCGGCGGCCATCAGGGAACAACAGGCGGCGATGTACGCGTTTACGGGCCGTGGGCAAGCCAAGGAATTCGGCTCTTCGCTCAACCAAACAAGGGTGCAAATGCGTGCCCTGACGACGGATGCGGATCTCGCCGCTGTCGGCGTGGAAAATCTCGTCGCAGTGTACGGGGAGGTCTCAAAGAACAGCAAGTTCACCGCCGCATCGAAGCAAACCCTCAAGGGTCTCATGGACTTCGCAAGTGCCGGAATGGACATCAAAAAGGGAACGGAGCAGGCGGGCCAGCTAATTGCGACGCTTCAGGACACCAAGAAGAGCTACTCCGAAGTGGTTGATGCCGGCAAAAAATTCAGCCCGCAAATGAAGACAGCACTCGAAGCATACGAGAAAGATGCCGGCAAGGAGGGCAAGACCAAGGAGGCGCTCACTGCGGCAATCAGGTCCGGGGAGTTGGCGAAGCTCGGCGGCGTCGACGGCCAGTTCGCCGCGGTTTCCGGGACGCTGATTAGCACCCTCAAGGGTCAACTGAACATGCTGAGGGGAATGTTCGCCGACTTCGGCCAGCAGTTCATCAGACCGATCAAAAAAGAAGCCCATGAAGTCTTCGGCATAATCACCACGGCAGTCAAGAGACTGTCTGGGCTAATTGCTGAGTACGGGAATAGCGGCTTCATTGACAAGATTTCCGATACTGTCGACAAAATTGCGGATTTCGTCACCAGGACGCTTCGAGATTTCCTCCCCGGCTCGGTCGGCATATTCACTCGCATCGCCGAGTGGTGGGAAAACTTCACCAAGGGATGGGAGAGAATGACGAAAGCCCTTGAACCATTTATCGAAGGTGCTCGTGTCGTCGAGGGAATTTTCAAGCAGGCGTGGCTGCCCGTGTTTGACCAAATACAAGAAAAGATGTACTCATTCAACAATGAGTTGTTGGCCAACGAGCCGGCGCTGCTTGAGTTCGGCAGGAACATAGGCGAACTTCTGGCGAAGGTGATGGAGTATTTCAGCGAGGCAAGAAAGCTGTTCTTTGAGGCACTCCCCTTCATCAACCAGGTGATTAAGGGTTTCACTCAGCTCGTCGAACTGTTCACGAGCTTCCTGGGGGGCTTCATGAAGCTGACCGGTGGGACCGGTCTCGGCGGTGTGGGGTCCTTCATGATGCTTATGGGTCTCGCAAAGGGAATGAAAAACACCAAGGGGTATTTCACTCGTACTCAAAGCATGTCCGGCATTCGCGAAGTCGCCAACATGAACATCAGGGCCGGTGTCATCTACATAAACGGCAAACCCATTGCACAATACGGCCCGAAGGGGGTCGGTGGCAGTTCTGGTCTCGTCAGAGGATCAAATCAAATTAGGACCGGACCAAGCACCGCCCACAGAGGTCCGTACATGGTCCCGCCCGGTCGCGGTGCTGGTGCCGGTGCCGGTGCCGGCCTGGCATCGAGGGGGTCGGGTGCCGGCGTGGCATCCAGGGGGGGCGGCACGCGACTTACTCCCGATGAAAGAAGAAGGCTGCGGCAAACGTACGGAGGGAATGTTCGTCAAAATGCGGGACCGAACGGTGGTCACCTTATTACCTCCGGACCGAACAGAGGACAGGAAATTCTCACCCAAAGGGTCCGTGGCAGGAACGTCGAGTACATGTTCGGCGGAAGGGGGACGGGCCCGGCCAACACGTCCGCACGGAGGGTCGGCATCGAAAAGAGAAGCGGCGTGAGAGTCGATCCATCGCAGCGAGTGGGGAGGGGAAGATACAAGACCGTCGATGCGACCGGACGAATAATAACGAGACGCGAGCAACTGGCCCGGGCAATCGGCGAGGGGCAGCGACACGGCGCAACTGGTTACGCCACCGACGGCAGACCCAAGAACATAATGGACAGGATTTTCGGAGGAAACCGAGGAGTCGGGGGTTTCATTGGTCGCGCGGCGGACAGGTACAGGGACCGGTTGATTCGCAAAAGCAAATATCTCGGACCAGAAGGCCCGCCAATCAATCCCAAGACGGGCAAACCGTACGGGAGAGGAACAAAAGCATACAAGGCATGGCAGTTGACCTCGACGGCCGCGTACGGCCCCGGGACATACGATCCCAATTCTCTCCTAGGTCGCTTCAAAAACAGCAAATTCTACAACAACTTCCTTGCTCCGAACACGGCTTTGGCCGGTCCGATGCAGCGCGGGATGAGCAAATTGAATGTTGCTAGGCACATTCAGAACATGCGTTTGTTCGCCGGCGAATCAAGAAAGAGTCGCCTCGGAGCAATGTTTTTGGGCAACGAAAATCGCAAAGGGTTCCAGGGTTCTGCAACGGGAACAATGGGAACGATGCTCGGGCTCGGGTTGCTCGCCGAGTCGGGAATGGTGTCGGAAGAAGCAAAGGGATTCCTGAGCGCCGGTGCGATGGTCGGAATGATGAACCCCCTTGCGGGTCTCGCAATCGGCCTCGGCGGCACCGCCCTGACGGCGAAGACCGTGGCGGGTGGGGCAGTCGCTGGTGCCGGCGCGGGCGCGGCCATCGGATCAATGATTGCCCCGGGATTCGGAACGGCCGCCGGCGCAATCATCGGCGCCGCCGTTGGGGGAATCATGGGGAGAGTGAACAAAATCAAGGAGGAAAAGAAACAGGCCAAAGAGGCATTTGAGGCAGTCTTTGACA